TTTTTTCTGTTCAGTTTTTTTACGGACTATAACCTTTACTATCTTATCTTTGAACTCACTAGCATCAAATAATTGGTGGGGTGTATCCTCATAGTATACATTGTAAAACATCCTATATGGATTATCTACATGAAAATGATCTGTTGTCTCTGTATCAAATATGGTAAATCCTCTAGGATCATTCACATCATTCCAGAACATCTCATATGGATTACCTAAGTAATATATTTTCCCATTATCAGATCTTGTATGATAATGACCAGAATACACCTTATCAAATTTATCAAATATATCAATATCCATTCCATCTTCCATTACATGACCACGATGTGCTCTAAATCCATTTAACTCCAAATGACCCATAGCAACTTTTGATTTACTACTTTTGATTGCATCGAATGAAGTTTCCTCATTCTCTGAGTTTATCCAAGGTATTAGTAAGACACTAAGATCACCTAACTTAATTTCTTCTGTCTCTGCGTAGGTTGTAATATTATCATACTGTTTCAATAATAAATCAATAGTATTAATCTCATTTGTATCTTTATAATATGCTGTATGATTTCCAACCACAGTATGAATCTGAATACCCATATCGTGGAGAATATCATAATAATTATTTCTTGCCCAATCTATCGCCCACAAATCAATAGTTCTTCGATTATCAAAGGTATCACCCATATCAATCAAAGTCTTAATATTATTCTCCTTCAAATATGGAAAGAATACATCTTGATAGAATTTTCCATAATAATCATGCAGTATTTTAGAACTCTTACGGGCACCAAAATGCTGATCAGTAATGATCGCAACTTTCATCTGTTATTATTCTTATATGTAATGTTATCTTTAATTGTATTATAATCAGAACTACTACCTGCTAATGAATTATCATCAACTGCCATAACTTCATCAAATCCAGTCTTTTCAATAATCTTAGTTTTAATTTCTAATTGTTTCTTTTCCTTTTGAATACGTCTCAGAAAGGCATAGTGTATTATCTGTGTAAAATATGCAAATGGATTCTTAGACTTCTCAGGATCAAAGTTATGAATGTATTGGACACAGTTTTCAATTCCATCAGATATCATATCCTCACGGAACATATAATTAACAAAGTTTGGTTTGTATGATAAATGTGTTGCTATCTTCAAAAAACATTCTCCAAGATAGTTTGTGATACGTGGTTTAGGTAAGTCGTTCTCCTTTGCATTAGCAACCTTTGCCCTATAAACAATAAGTGCTTCCAAGAGTTCTCGGTTATTAACGTAGTGTTCTGACTTCTTTCTTACCATTACATTTGATCTCTTTCTATGACTATATTATAACATACTTGACAAGTGTGTGCAAATCATGTACAATAACCTTTGTAAGGTTTGGAGGGATAGAAGAGCTTAAGTATCTTTGAAGAGATCTTCTAGTTTTTTACGAGCATCCTCTACAGTTGAAATATATCCCATTTTTTTAGTTACTTCATGATTCCTTTTATCTGTCTTGATATTTTCATCAACAAAAGTACCAAAGTCAAAGTCACCTTCTTGACAGTATGTTTGATACATTGATATAATCATTTTATCCTTTACTTCACTTATAGTAATCACTTTATCATATTTTATAATATAAACATCATCACCAGGTACTTCTAACCAAGGTCTTATCTTCATCATTTGACCTCTACCAGTTGATAAGACCTTCATAATTACAGGATTCTGCATGATGATTACTGGTTCATCTTCTGAGTTATCAACTGAAACGAGTGCGAAGATTTCTTCACCAGTAATTAATTTAATTGTTGCGTGAAAATCTACCATCATCCCAAGTTATAGTTAACTATACATCTAGTGTTATTTAGCGGTTGCTCTGCTGTGTGCATCAGGACACCATCAAAGATAACCACTCTACCTTTTTTGGGTGTAACTCTCTGTTTAATAGTATATTGATCCGATTCTTTTGTTTCATTGTATATAATCGTATCACCATCACTATCACAAACATAATAAAGAACTACAAAAAAATTATCTCTATCGTATATATCTCTATGTGGAGTATCTACATCTTTATTTTTTAAACTTAAAGGTAGTTGTAAAAAAGAACGACCTTGTAGTACATTTATATCTTTTATGTCCATTCTTATGCAAGCATTTTTCAGAATAGGTAAAAACATATTATGAAATCTAGTCAATTGTTTACCTGTTACTTTTTCTTTTCCTTCATATAAAACATACTCATGAGTAAATCCAGGTCTCCTTTGACTATTTGGATCATCAAAGGATAACGTGATATCATCAACGTAATACCAAGGAAATGGGTGATTCTGATATTCATAATCACTAACTAACACATTTTTAATTTCTTCTTGAAGATCTATATCAATAATATCATCAAAGATATAGATTTTTTCATTCAACATTATTTTTTTAAAGGTATATTAACTATATCATAGTTGAAATTTTCTTCATTGTAAATCTTTATTCTCTCAATGAGATGATTTAATGTATAATTTCTTCTTGACTTATAACTTATATCATCTGCAATATCATATAATGTTGCTTTTGTTTTATTACTTCCCTTTCTTAAAACTCTACCAATTGATTGCAGATTTCTTATTCTAGATTTAGAAGGAGATGCAAAAATTACATTATGCAGGTTCTTAATGTTAATGCCAGTGGAAAACGTCCCGTAGGATGCAACGATAATCGCATTATTCTCACTTTCAGTGATTTCTCGTACCTTCTCTCTATCTTCGGTGGCAACCCCACCATGAACAAAAAACACATGACGATTATTTGTAGTATTGTTATTTATCATGTTGAATAAAGGTTCTCCATGACCTTCTACTCTTGCAAACAGGATGAGAGTATTACCTTTTAAATCTAAAGCTAGATTGTTTATAAATTTATTTCTTTGATTGTGAGTGATGATATATTGAACTTCATCTTCAAACGTCTCAAATCTATTTGGTGGGTGTTTGAGTAGTAGAACGTTGATGTCTAGAGATGCTACATGACCCTTTTTCATCAACTCATCAGTTTTTATTATTTTGTAAGAAGGTCCGAACAATCCCTCTAATACCCACTTATGTGTTTGTGATCCACTAAGTGTGCCTGTGAATCCAAAACGATACTTAGCATCACTAAGTTTTCCCATTATAGATACTAATGACTTTGATTTAAACTGGTGAGCCTCATCCCCAATCACAACAGAGAACCTATCAAAATATTTTCTGGGGAGTTTGTAGATTGATTGCCAAGTAGTAATTATGACTTGAGAGTTCGTCTCTCTTTCTTTTCCTGCATATATCTTGTGGCAGTATGAACCAACGTCCCATCCATAATCTGCAAAGTCTTTATACATCTGCTCTACTAGGGAAGTCGTCGGAACGACTATCAGAATACTTTGCTGTTTCTCAACGTAATATCTCACAATCGAATATATCATTAACGACTTTCCAGAGGCAGTTGGAGATATCAGTAGTTTTCGATTATGTCTTAAAGCGTCGTATACTCCCTCTATCTGATACTCTCTGGGGGAGTGCTTACAAATAGAAAACATATAATCCTTTACACCTTCCTTTGATATAAATTCATTCACCTCAAAGGGAAGTCCATAGAACTCGCTTTCTTTAAATTGGTATGTATATTCGTGATCTTTACAAAACTGAACCACCCTATCTAAGAGTCCAACATATATCTGTCCAGTCTGTGTATTAAATAACCTTATCTTTCCATCCCAATACCTACTCTTATATTGAGGCATGAACTTTGCATCTGGAAGTTCAAACGTAAACTGATCCGCAAGTTCATAATAAACATGCGGTTCTGCATCAACATGAAGATACACTTCATTCTTCTTTGATATTATCAAATTAGACATGAATATAGAGATCAGTTATAGTATATAGACTACTTTTAAATTTTTGGAATTAGACTTGGATATAATGGTTTATTGTTTACACCTTTAAAATTGCTCATATACTTATCTACATTAAATTGAGAATTTTTATCACCACTCTTATTCAAAGCACTTAGCATAGATTTACGTGTATCAAGTCTAGCCTTTTCCTTTGCTTGACCCAACTTAGAGAGACCAGGTCCAAATGCTCTTGTAGCCAAACTACCCATAAACGTAAGTGGTGCTGCAGGTCCCATGAACATAGAATCCTTCGCTGCATTAAATGGTAGATCTAATGTTTTTGTAAATTTATTTACAGGAACTTTAAATTTAGTAAATGGTATTTTTGTGCCTGATATTGTATCTGGAAGAGCAAGACTTCTTACAAATCTACCTGCAGAACTTTTACCTATTAATGCTTGTGCTGGTTTAGATTTTAAAACGTTCAAAGCAACATTTTCTTGAAATTTTTTATAAGTTTTCATCAACAGTTCCACCTTCTAAGTGCCTTGTTAATTCTTGAATTAGGATCTCTCGCAGTCTTTGCAGATGTGAGTCTCTTCTTCATACCTTTCATTCTTGAACAGAAAGACTTGCGACGTTTTGCATCTTTAGATCCTCTCTTCAATGAAGATGGTTTCTTTGTTACCGCAGTCTTAAGTTTTGAACCAGGATTTTCACGACGATATGCTTTTACCGCTGCTTTACTCATACCATCAGTCTTATCCTGACGGTTTGTCTTCTGCCAGTCTTCTTCAAGTTTATTACCACCTTGAGTTATAGCTGCTTTCAAACCTTGGATTTGTTTATCAGTTAAAACTTCACCATTCATCTTCCCAGTCTTAATTGCATTTCTTAACTTTGTTAACTCATCCTCTTCAGTTAACTTTTTTGAAGAATCCCCATCCTCCCAGATAAACTCTGATTTCCAATCTGAAAAGTCTTCTTTCTTACTACTGTTACCCCAGTTTGCAGCACCTACCTTACGACACTTAACTAACGCACCTGATGCATATGCACTTGGCCACACTGAATATCTTGACTTTACCTTATGATAACATGCATCTTTTGTTCCACTACCTTTACCTTTTTTATCTGCTTCTTCTATGGTTTCACCTTCGGGGTCATAACTATCTTTCTGAGTGCCTGGTTCAACTAGTTGATTCGTTGTTTTATCATCTACACGTTTTTTAAATTCATCTTTAGTTACTGTTGGTGCTATTATAGGTTTCTTAATAAAATCAATTATTTTCTTCCCTGCATCTTTTAAAATATTTTCATCAACCAATTCACCTTGTGGTTCATAACCAGCGTACATACTTTTCTTCTTTTTCTTCATAGCAACCATATCTTCTTCCTTCTTTTTCTTTTTAGCAATAGCAATCGCTGCCTGTTGTGCTGCGTTTACTGCTTCCATTTCCACTTCTTCTTTCTTCACACAATTATTGTATGTCTTACCAAACATTTTTTTAGTGCCTTTCTTTTCATATCCTGGCCAACACTTCTTTGCCTTCTCTGTGAGAGGAGTAAGTGATCTTGTGTAAGATTCTTTCATTTTCTTTTTCTTTGGTTTGTCGGTTGAGACGTATGTTGGTTTTGCAGCACCAGATTTCTGCTGCTGACCAGGATCAGCTTTCTTTTTTCTTCTAGCAGCAGAGAGTCTTTCTGCCTTAGTCATACTCGCTCTCTTTGCGGAAGATACACATTTTGGAGTTCCTTCGCCTGGTTCATCACTAGCACAGGTTCCACCTGTAACCACGTTGACCCATCCTCCTTTACCATCTTTGGATTTGGATCCTTTGAACCACTTATGAAGTGAACCTTCTGATACCTGTTTTTCCATTCATGTAGAACATTCCAATTCTATTTATCAATTAAAGCCTGCTTGAAATTTATTCCACTCTATTGCGTTTTTAATTTGAAATGTTCTATTTGATATTACCTTTATAATCTCCTCTAAAAACTTGAGCATAGTATCATAATATTTAATTTTCATATCTATTTGACTCAACTTTTCATCTGCCTCTAGGTGTCTTTGTATTGCATCCTTTTCTCTAACTTTATATGCAAAAGGTTCAGCAGCGTACACCTCTGCTGGTGCTTTACCTGTATAGTAATTATACCTTTCCAACTTAATTCTTTTATATTGATCCAACGCTTTTTCCCTCAACAATACAATAGTATTATAAACTGTGTAATACTTTGAGTGTAGTTGGGGTATTTTTAATGATTCATCATGTAAATTATCAGGATCTATAACAGAGTCATTCTGCCACATCTCCTGAATTTTTTCAAGATTCATAGACGAGTTCTACCATCCTTGCCCGTAATAAAATAAACTGCGTATTTAAATGTAACCTCTGCAGTAAAATACTGTATATCATCTAGTGTAACATCAAAATCCAAAGATGTCAATGATATTGGAAATAAATCTCTAAAATGAACTATTGTTTGTGTTCTAAAATTGCTGTTTAATAAATGTAACTTACCATCACTAAATTGATTCAAATCCTCTCTAGGTTCTGCAGTGACTGGTTTTACTAAATCTGCATAGTCTTGAGTGCTCTCTGGAAACCCTAGTCCTGTTAACCAGTTATGAATCGCCATATAGTTTTCCATATTCTCATCCACAAGAAATCTAAGTGTTAAATCACCAAAGGTAAGTTTTTCACCAGGTATATCTAAATCTTTTAGATACGATGGTTGTTTTGTTAACCCTAGTGATAACTCAGGTATTCTTGTATTTGTACAAAAAAAATCAACCTTGGGTGTTTTTCCCAAAGCAAATTTGAATCCTATCGGTGATAGGAAATTTCTATTCTGTATTTGATTAGTATATGGGTTGCTCGCCATTAACTCTGTAGAATCATGTAATACCAGTCTTCACTCATTCCACTAATAATCTGATCGGCATCCTCTTTAGTTTTAGCATAATCCTCTGAGATCAAA